GCGTCGGCAGGTTCACAGACTGAAAGCTGCAGCATGACTATTCAAACCACATTGGCCCCAGGCGCACCGTGGCCGACTCGCATCAATAGCGTGACTATCAAGCCTGAAAAGTTGACATCAGCACAAAGATACGGGAAAAGAATCCAGATTCTCGACTACCTGAAAACGCTTGATGACTATGTGACCGTCGCGCACATAGCTGGCGTGATGGAACTGAGCCACACGACAGCACGGTATCTACTGAAAAAACTCAGTGAGCGCGGCCTACTGGTATGCACGAAAAGACCAGCACCAACACGATGCGGGAAAGTGAGAATTGTCTGGTTTTACATGGCAGAGAAACGAGAGGATTTGAATGACTGACTTGCACGCGCCGCGAAAGTTGGTGTATGATGCGCCCGTCACTTCGGTGATACGGGTTGGTAGCCCGGTAGCTAGGCGCAACAACCGCGCCCATTCAAACGGACAGCGGTTTTTCTTTTTCCGAGTTGCGCGGGAACATGGCTCATTTTTTGCGGGCCGTGTGGGGCATCCGAAAGGGTGCGCCGGTCCTAGCCCGGTCTACCAACCTACACGGTCTGCTCTCTCATTTGGTAGTGAGAGGCAGGTTTCATACTTGAAGCGGCTGTCGAATATCTCCACGGCAAGTTTGACGACACCAGCATCGGGGTAATCTCGGTTTAGGTGCAAATCGTAACGGTAAGGTATAAGGGTTAACCCCCTGGTTTCAAGGGTGGCAACGGTCCATGGCGTTTCCCCGCTTGTTGAGTTGACCCGCTCGCTGTCATAGTTGTCGCCCTGCGGAAGGGCTGCGCTATTGGAGGAAGACTTTGCTAAGCTACCTGCTTTAATTAAAGTTGGCACCGGAATGTGAGAATCACGGTTTAGGCGGAGATTCAAGGGATAACCCTTATACCTTACCGTTACGATTTGCACCTAAACCGAGATTACCCCGCATCGCGGCCATTGCGGCTAAGCACTTCCCGCAACTGGCGCAACTGGCCGCCCCCCAACAGCAGCAACTTACCCTGACTGAACAACCCATGACAGAACCGACAGCACAACGCTTCCTGGTTGAATACAGCCAAAAAGAAGGATTGAAAACAATCAAGGCAGTATCCCGCAACTGCATTGTTGTCGAACCAGACGATTTTCCAGAGTTCATCTTGCGCGACAACGGAAAGCAAATAACAGCAGAGCAGCGCCGCAGAATGATTCAGTTCACCTGCATCAGCCTGATGTCCGAAGTTTCGCGCATAGAGCACGCCACTGACGCTGGAAAAATCCAGTCTAGCCTTGGCTCAATGCACATTTCAGACTTGCTCAGTCTTGAGAAAAGTATGTGGTGCGAAATCGGCGCAAGAGGCGCGTATCAACCAGAGAGGATTCGAGTCGTATGACTGAAAACACAAAATGCACAGGAATGTTCGAGAAGATTCCAAATCAATTTGGAGCGCAACTGCACCACGATTGCTTCGGTTGCAAGCGCAAACAAATCCGTGAGTCAAGTAGCCACCACGGGTTTTATCTTCAGCCGTCGAGCTTATTTAAGGATGGCAAATGCGAGGCACGCCATGACTATCAACCTTGACTCAACCAGAGCCGACCTCGTATCCACGGAAGTGTTCTGGATACCGATTGACGCGACTACCCCGAGAGGGGCTAAGTGCCTTGTGATTGACTCCAGTCAAGGTATCGCATATCTGCGGGAGTTTTGGCCGGGGCATGGATGGAGCCATTACTACCCGCTCCCGCGTCTTCCAAAGGAAACAAAATGAAAACAGCACATACCCCTGGCCCTTGGATTCAGGCCGGCCCAAGTTACGGTGATAAATTCCCACGGTACACCGACGAGATTGTCACAGATCACAATCCTGATGATGATTCACCGCAAACGATTTGCACTTTCGAGGGTTGTCTTGACGCTGAAAATGAAGCCAACGCCGATCTAATATCGGCTGCACCTGATCTGCTTGATGCCCTGATCAACATGGTTGATATTGCAGAGCAAACAGTTAGCTGGTTTCCAGAAAATCCTAATGCAGATGGGCCACTCATACGAGCACGCGCGGCCATTGCAAAAGCTCTCGGAGAAAACAAGTGAAAATCAATATAAAGAAACTGCATGAGAATGCAACTATCCCGACATACGCGCATGACCTGCACAAATATCGGTAACGCCATAGTCTGCACTGGTGGACAAGATTACAAAATCCTAGATGCCAAAGGTAAGGTGTGGCGCTTTGAAATGCACCCCTACTTAGGGCCTATCGTTCTCACACGACAAACTGGTGAGGTTTCAGAAGTTCAGCCACCTGAAAACTCGCCATTTTGGGAGTGCGTCCAATTTTGGGATAGCCAAGGCCGAAAGCTAAACGTACTTGGGGCGTGTGAGTGGAAGCGACCAAAGCCACCTGTAACGATTTATCTGCGCAGAAATCATCATTTGGCGGCATCAGCATGATTACTACACCACTGCCACCCGGAATAGACAGAGATCAGACAGAGCATGGCAAGCTGTACTACACGCGCAGACAAATGATTGAATTCGGACAACGGTGCGCGGATGCAGAGCGCAATCGACTACAAGGCCCGATCAAGAGCGGAGATGATCATATTGACTTTTTGCGCGGCGTGATGGGGATGAAATGACAACAACACCACTGCCACAGAAAACGTGTATCGGGGTTGGATACTTCGATGAATATCTCTTCGCTTACACCGAAGATCAGATGATTGAATACGGAAAACGCTGCTTTGCCGAAGGCATGAGTTGTCGGCCAGCATCGGGCAGCCAGTACCCGCGCACACAGCAAGATGACAAGGATTTAAGCCTGTTTGGAGAGGCGTTTGAAAGGATTAAAAATGAATCAGCCGCCAGATAACCGCCTGTGCGTCGGCTACCGCACAGCCAGCAAGTGGCTGCACACAGATTGCCTTCGGTGCGCCAGACGCGAGGGGCCGATTGACAGGGGCGCTATCGCCTGGATGACGAATGTTGTCATCTATGGGGCGAAGTGCGAGTTTCGGATTGATAGCAAGGTGAAGTGACATTGCGCATTTACGTATTGCTTTACGCAATTACGTAAATTTGTGTTGGCATCCGGTAAGTTTTCATGCTCAGAATGGTTGTCCAAACAAAAAAGGACGACCATGAAAACACTTGTCATTGCAAATCAAAAGGGTGGTGTTGGTAAATCAACCATCACCGCTGCATTAGGTGTCTGCGCTGAACAAACTGGTAAAGGGCCAGTGGTACTCATCGACACTGACACCCAGCAGAGTTTGTCTAAATGGTGGAATAGGCGAGAAAGCAAAGCGCCACTGTTCGCCAGCGTTGAAATTGGCAAGCTCGCAGAGTACCTTGGTCAGCTAAAAGAAGCCGGGGTTGCCTTGGTGGTGATAGACACCCAGGGCGCAATTACGACTGACGTGCGAAAAGTCATTGCGTGCGCCGATCTTGTTTTGATACCGACAAGAGCCAGTGCAATGGATTTGGATGTCATTGCTGATACCGTTGAAATGGTCGAGTCAGCCAAAAAGCGCATGATCTTTGTGATCAATGGGGCTGCCAACAGGGCAGGCATCACAGGCAAGACTGCGGTGGTTTTAAGTCAGCATGGCACCGTGGCACCAGCGGTGCTGTTTCAGCGCACTGTGTGGGCTGAATGTTGGCTTGCCGGGCTTGTTGCGCAAGAGGTCGAGCCTGACGGCAAGGTGGCCGCCGAAGTCGCAGAATTGTGCGCCTACGTTCTCAAGCAACTGGAGAAAACGCAATGACCAAGATCACATTGGACAACCTGGTCCAGAAGGGCGCTGCTGGCGCGTCGGTGTCGCCTGCCATTGTTGAGTCGCGCACCGCACCGCCGGGTGGGCATGGGTACTGGAAGGCAATGACTGTCAAGCTCAATCGACAGCAGTACAACGCGCTGAAGATTCGCGGGGTTGAAACGAACCGCACTTCGCAGGACTGCATCAGCGAGGCGATTGACCACTGGATAGCGGCGCAAGATCGTGGCAACTAAACCGGTTCGTGGTGACATTGACACCACCTACACCACCCACCAGCGCGATATGTTCACGTCAGGGCTGGTGGCTGAAATTGGCGGCTCTGCCTTTACCGTGTGGAATGCGATCAAGTGGCATTGTGACTTCAACACGGGTGAGAGTTATCCTGGCATCAGGCGCATTGCAAAGATCACCGGCATGTCCACACAGACTGTCGAAAACGCTATCAAAAAACTGATCTCAAGCCACCTTTTGCGAATTTCACGCAAAAAAGGCCAGCAGAACGTCTATGTGGCGCGAGAGCGCATTGATGTACGGGTTGGCAATAGGGTAATTTCCACAATCGTTGTCGATTTCATTCCAGACCAGATGCGCGAGCGTCTGGCGGCGCTTAAAAGGGCCGGTAGCGGCATTTCTGATGAAGATGATGTGTGGGCACAGGTTGAACTGCTTCCTGGCCCTGGGATGACTCTGGATGCCTTGAGGGGAACGTTTATCGGCTCAATGCGTGCGGATGAAATACCAGAGCAAGTTCCGTTGATGACTCCAAGCCTTGCTCAAAGCGTGCCGCAAGTCCGGGACGACCTGCGAAAGTTGGCAAATCAGTTGCGTAAAAAATAATCAACCGTAGTGATCATCACTACGGTGCTAGTTCTGTGGTGATAGTCACTACGGCGCTAGTTCTGTGGTGACTATCACTACAGAACGAAGTTAACGAAGTTAAAACAATACGCTTGCAACTGTTGACAAGCCGGTGGACAACTTTGGCAGTCCAGAACAGCCGTCTTACAAGGTGAAGTCAAGATACCGGTTCATCAGGATTGTGAACGGTTAGTTTTTAGTAGCGTAAGGCAACAGTGGCCTATTGATTACGCTTCTAATCTTAGGCCACAATTTGCCACTCAAAATCTCACCCACCACCCCAATGAAAAACTCTGCTTAAAAATCAATCATTTAGGCCACGAATCGGAGAGCATCATTGCGTCACTGGCCCACCGGTCAGCCGCCTCTGAAGCGACTCCACCAGCCGCGACCACTTCATCGAGAAGCTGACTGTAGGTGGCGACTGATGCAAGGCAGGCGCTGGCATCGGTTTGGGCGGCACGCATGGCCTCTGCACTGGTGCTGCGCAACCCGAGGCCAGCAGCGACAGCAGCAGCAGAATCAGCACGAAGGCCAGCATCACGGCGTACCTTTGCACCTTGCGCAACAACGATCTGCGTTGTATCATTCTCAAGCCGTTTGAAAGATTCGTGCGATTCGACAGCAATGCGTGTGGCATCTTGGAGCCTCATTTCTGTGATTGTTTTGGCTTGGATTTGCCATGCAGCACCGAATCCGATGGCGGCAGCGATGGCGGCAATGGCGGTAAGGTTCATCCGACCAGCCTCCAAAGCCATGCCATGCAGGCACTGAACAGCAGGATGGCGAGTGTGGCAACATACTTCATGACCGATCCCAGCCTTTGTTTGGTAACACCCGGTCACACTGAAACGCAGTTTCAATGTCGCTCTGATCAGCCTGCATCTCCATGCGCAGAATCCTTGCCCGCTTTTCAAGTAGCGCAAGCTCAACGACGCGCATCGACTGAAGTTGATCATGGAGCGTATGTGCTGTGCAACGATCTTTTGCGGCAATGGTGATCTTGTCACTCATGGTGCAGCTTCTCCGAATCACGCTTTTTTCGGCGCGTACTGTCCGGTGTTTTGTGTGTGCAAAGCCCGCATGGACAGGTGCAGTGCATTGCGGCAGCGCGGCCAATTGCGCGCTTCGTGACAGGTGCTTGCCAAATACTCAGCACCTGGTAAGCACGGGCCTTGGCTATCGTGCCAGCCCAGCGGCGTTGCGATCTGGTCATTCGTGAGTACCTCTCCAGAATGGGCCATGCTCTCGTGGAGGGATTGGGTCAGGCGGCTCTGGCTCCGGCGCTACTTTTTGCAGTGCTTCAGTAAAACCTTTCACCCAATCTGCATATTCGTCGGGCTGAGTCGGCGGTGTTTGCCGGGTCACAGTTACGATTTTCGGTAGGTCGATCATGGCAGTCCCTTCAGGCAAATATCTGTTTCGATGGCGCGTCTTTTGACGAGTCCGGGTAGGGAAACCATCACACCAAGGATGCGGGCCTTCGACCACCGGGGCAATTGCCTACAAGCGGCTGCATAGTCACCTGCCGCCAGTAGCCTAGCGGCGGTCGATTTAGACTTGCTGCATGCAATACTTGATCCCAAGTTGAACGATGCATCTGCGAAGGCAGCAAGAACATTGACTGGTAAGCCGGGCTGACACTTATCAACGGCTTCGATTGCATTCAGCATGTCCTTGTTTAATAGCGACTTGCACTCGGCAAGGGTGTAGGTTTTGGATTTGTCAATGTCTTTGCCGGTATGCCCGTAGCACACAGTCAGCAGCGCCGGATTGGCTAGGTCTCGATACCATTTGGTGTAAAGTCCCTCAGCGGGTATTGCAATGCTTGTCGCAATGGCAAGCGCAATGGCTTTCTGCTTCGCGTTCATGTGAAAAGCAGCCCGACAAGTATCGCAAACCACATGCCGAAGGCGAAGAAAAACGCAATGACAGCGGCGGTAAAAACCGCATCTACGTATTCGGGTAGATTGATCATTTCGTATCCTGCTTTTTCTGCATGACGTTTGCTGCAAGGTACGAGGCGCAGACCGAGATAACGACTGCTGAATACACACCGTCAGCAATGCGTCCGTACCAGCAGAGCACGCTGGTAGATACCAGCGACAACCCGGCAACAATGAATTTGCGAGAACCGTAGTTCATTTCGGCCAGTTCCGAATCGTCAGATATGCTGATGCAAGGGAAACAGCTATCCCAATGCCCCACCTGATCGCTTCGCCTAGATGCTGACTCAACTTAAAGAATGTTTTGCCCTGACGCAGAATATCAAGAATCTCTGAAGTCTCACTTGTGTTCTTCTCAAGCGTTGTATTCGTTGTCGCAACTGCGGCCATGACTCGAATCATTTGCTCGGATGCCTGCCCGACAAGAGTTTTCAGAATGATGGTTTGCTCATGCGCTTCCTTGATTCGCGTGTCCAGTGCTGCTATGTCGTTTTTGACATTGCTGATAGCTTCCTCAACAACCAGGATGTCGTTACATCCACCAGGACAAGGCTCGCTGTCATCATGCGGATGCGGTAACAACGGCAACTTATCGCTTGTCCGTCGGTAGAAGTTCAGTGGTAAATCGCTCATGATGTTGTTGCTCTCGCTATTTTCAAAAAGGTTTTCCACGCGCGAAAGCAGTGGTTTCGCTCAATAGGTAGCATGATCGTGTCGATCAGCGGGCGCATGATGCGGCCAATCGGCTTACCGTCGAATTCCAACTCCCAAGCGACTGACGATAGGGTTTCTCCTACTTTGCACGATCCAAGAGTGAGGATTGCCAGCACCAAGTTATCTAGGATGTAAAGCACCGTTAGGATGCGGCCCATTTTCATGGTGGCTCCTAAAGTGCAGCAGCAGCGACAAACAGCGCGTCAATCTGCGTCTCAGTCATGCCCAGCGCCGATGCAAGCTGAGGAACCATGCCGAATCCACGGTCAACCGTTTGAGCGAATTCCCAAGTTATGCTTGCGACTGTTTTGTCCGGTTCAGACATACCCGCGATGGCAGCGTCAACGCTTGTCAGCAGGCCAGCAGCATGTAAGGCGAGCCTTGCTTGGCGCATGGTGACGCTTTGGGGCACACCGGGCGGCGGGATGCTGGCGACCCCGTCAGCAATGACGTATTCACCCATGCGGGCAATGTCAAATTCAGCAGGCGCGGGGATAAAGGCATCTGGCCCGCTGTAGTCGTCGGTGGCCGTGCCTGCAATGCGGTTGTTTTGGATGATGAGTTTCATGGCGTTTTAGGGCTGTAGCCCCCGCGCTACTTGCGCAGGGTGCTATTGTTTTTATACAAGGATGTAGCGAACATTCAGAGTTGACCCACCTGAATTCCATGATTCGCGTTGCAGGCCATTGGCAGCGGATACGAAATTACCGGTATCGTTGTCCGCCATTGCAGACGCCCCTGTTGACGTGTAAGTCCCGCTAACGCATCCCAAAGAAGCAGCTTGTGTATTCAGGTTGCGTACTCCCCCTTTTGGCCCGTTGCCGACTCCAGTTGCTGACCCGGTGCGAGGCCATCCGATATAGTCGCCGCCATCGTTCCCCGTATTGAATCGCCGTAGCAGAATCACCTTGGTGCCGTTGGTGACAAAAACGTATGCAGCGCCTGACGTGCTGGCGCTTATCGCCCCGCTGGTGACTTTGCGCTGAACCTGCGTCGGGTTGGCCTGCAATGCAGCAAGCGCGGTGTCAGCGTTATAGACGGCAAGGCGGGCTGTAGCGCTTGCAAACACAGAATCGGTAGCGGTGTTGCTAGCCCATACCGCTGACATTGCCGTGCTGGATGCGGCTACCGCTGCCATTGCCGTGCTGGATGCGATTACCGCTGCCATTGCCGTGCTGGATGCGATTACCGCTGCCATTGCCGTGCTGGATGCGGCTACCGCTGCCATTGCCGTGCTGGATGCGGCCATGCGGCGGGCTTGGCCTCGCATACCTAGCAACACATTCAATTCTGCCAGTCGTCCGGGGTCGGCAAGCAGGGTTTGAAACTGTGCGCCGGATGTCGTTCCGGCTTCTACGGCGTTGAGCATACGCATAGCTCTTACCATTGGCATGATTTTTCCTTTTACGATTTGAAGACAGTGACGCGCCATGTACCGGCGAGAAAGAATGTTGTGGTGTAGTCGCCTCCGCACAAATAAACGGTGATGGTGTTACTGGCAGTGACTACGCCATAAGCCAGACCTTCCGAGCTTGTTGTGTAAGTGCCACTGCGGGTAATCAGCACTGCGTCGCCGATAGCAGCGCCGGTGACGGTGATCTCTGCGGTGGTGCGCGTGTTAGCGGTTACTGAGATGACGGCGTTTGTCCATGTGGTAGTCAGTACCTTGCTGGCAAAGCGCAATGGCTCGTCCTCGTCGTCATCTGTCAGTGCCTGCCATTCCGGCGCTTGCCAAGCGTCCACCAAGTCCCAATGTGCAGCCTCCAGCAGCCAGCAGCCAGACGCTGTGGCAAAGCAGCTTTCATCGTCATCCGGCTCGGTGCTGGCTGACTGCCAGACAAACAGGCCCAGCCCGTCCACAATGGCCTGCTCGCCCGCTGCGGGTGATTTGCTGCGCAGGTTGGCTCGGTTGGCGTAGGTGAGGGATTGTGTGGTGGGCAATAGCACCACCCCGGTTGCGCCGTTGATGCTGGCGACAAATCCGCTACCAGTTGGGTTATTTATGACCGGAGCAGTCAGCGTCTTGTTGGTCAGAGTCGCTGTGGCCGCACGCTCGGTGGCATTGCTGGTGTTGTTGACGTTTCCCAAGCCGACCATTGCCGCCGTCACCCCGCTGACCGTGCCGGTAAACGTCGGGTTGGCTAGCGGTGCTTTCAATGCCACCGCCGTGTCAATTGATTGCAGCGCCGTGTCAATTGATTGCAGCGCCGTGTCAATTGATTGCAGCGCCGCAATGATGCGCAGCACGTCATCATTGAGCGTGTTTGCCGAATTCGGCAGCGGAAAGTTCAGATTTGTTGTGCGGTTGTCGATCATTTCTAGCTCACGATCAGGCGCAGGTTACGCATCCGTGGCCGCGCCGCCGTGGTGCCTGCCAGTGTGATGCGGGCGCGTACCGTAAGTGGGCTGTAGCTGGCCAGGACGTGAGTAAATTCAGTCAGGCCATCATCAGCGTTAATAACAACCTGCGATGTGACAGGGATATTTGTAAAAGCCCCTCCACCGCCATCTTGCACGTCAATTGCGCAAGACGATCCGACCGGCACGATGGCATCGTAAATAACCCGTACCTTGCTGGCTGCGCCACAGGGAACAGCGCGCGTAAAATATGTTCCAGAGTTTCCGACCAGGCCGGTGACCAACCTAGTGCCAGGAAGCAAAATGGAAGATATGGTATTTTTTGCGTACAGCACCGCACGGATCGTTATATTCCCGGTAATAGCTGCTGCGAGCTTGACAGGAGCGCCATTCTGAACATAAATCTCGGATGCGTCAGGCAATGTCAGCTTGTATTCAAGTTTGGCATTTGGCGCAGCACTTTCTGCAACTGGCAGTAGCATCAGGTCTGTGACAGCGGTCACTGCGACAGTGCCGAGATTGACTGTTCGAGTCGTGCCTGAACCGTAATCGATGGTGATCAGCCGGAAAGCCAAATCCTTGTCTTGATGCGCGGTCCATGTCGATGCATTTGAAGATGACAGCATCACGCCAATCTCATAGGGCTGTGACGACACCCAGCGCAGCGCGTTGGCATCCCACTTACCCAATTCTGCGATGCTGACCGACGCATTCTGGTCATCGGTGATGACGACCAAGGCGTATTCTGTGTTGCCATCCAGAAATACCGGCTTGTTAAAAACAATCTGCGTGGCCGAGCCGATAACGATGGATGCAAAACCTATCTCTCCAGAGCCGAGGATAGTTTTAGTCGGAAATCCGTTTGCCGTTTCCCGAATCTGCACTTGTATCCGGCTTGCTCCGGATACTGTGAACCACAGCTCGACACCGGCCAGTTGCGTGCCTGACGACAGCGAGAAGGTTTGAGCAAGCGGGTCAACCGACTGCCACCACATTGTGGTGGTCACAGTAGTGACCTGCCTCCAGACTTCATCAAGCAGTGTGCCCTGGCCGGTAAACACAGCAGACCCGTGCGAGCCGCCGCCGCCGGTGAATTCGACAGCTTTTGTGCCTGCCTGAATGTTGGCTGGAATAGTGAATTTTCCGGCCACTTGACCGGACGAGTTGGCGTGTAAAACATTCATTTTGATTCCTTTTTAGACGACGGTTGAGAGTACGTCGATGCCGTCAAACGTGACGACGGTCAAAGCCTCGCCAGGACCGAACCCGGCGATGGTGAACGTCACATCAATGGGACGGAGTTGGCCGATGGCCGTGGGCGTGCTGCTCACAAGTGCATTTGTAGTGGCGGTAGAGCTGCTTGATATGTTCCCAGACCCTGTAGTGATACGCTGCGTTGATGCGCTGGCCCACGTTGTGTTGACGACCGTCCAGCGGTCAACTGCTGGCGATATAGCCACTGCCGCCGGCAAGATGGCGACCACACCGTAAGGATTGATCTTGCTTGCACTGGTGCGAAACGCCTGCTCCAGAAGCACCTTGCGGCTGGTGATGGTGGTGCCTGCGATATAGCCAGCCAGGGCAGTAATTGGCCGCGCAATGTCAGCACTTGGCGTGTTAATTACTGCGTCGATTGGCAGGATGAGTTCGCCATTGACAATAGCCGCCGTCTGGGTAATGCCTTGGTCGCGCATCGAGTCGTCAAAAAATGGGTCAACAAACATCCCTTTAGTCGCTGAACTTTCGCGCCCTACCGCATCGGCGATAAGGTTGTTCTTTGCCAGTGCATTGACAATCAAATCGATTTTGTCGTTGATCGAGGCAATATCCTGCATGGGAATCATTCGAGTGCCGTCGGCTTGCAGCCGTTTTGTCGAATCCCATCCCTGATACACCGCTGCCAGCGGCAACAGGCCGGAAGGCGCGCCGGGTATCTGCACACCGTAGCGCGATGACGTGCCGTTAATCCAGACGAACGCACCCTCGGCATTCAGGCAAAGACGATCCCAGCGTGGCAAATTGGCGGCATAGGTGACCAAAATCAATGTGCCAGCTTTAGCCCCGGCAACAGTGAATCCAGTGGAGTCCTGAAGCGTGACAGTAGGTGCAGAATTGATATACAGGTAGGTGACCGAATAGGTCGAACCCGTGGCCGGCTCGATACCGGTCAATGACCAGTCAACTGCCCCATTGGTCAACTTGACATTGGTACCCACGATATAAGTGGTACCGCCTTGAGTGACAGAAACCAGCGACAACACCGACGTGTCAGGCAGGGCATCGGATGCGCCGGTATAGCCGCCGTGGGTGACGGTGACGGTTTTCTCTTGCGTGATGGAGATAGTGGCGATGGACGCGATAGGGCGAATATCGGTATTGACCCGCTGCGCATTGACAGTCGTACTCAAGTGCGGCTCCGACGCAACTGGAATGGCAGTCGGTGTTGCGGGATAGACCACGCGACGACCAGTTGTCGATTCGACCGAATAGCCGTTCACTCTGGCGCGGCCTTCAGATACGTAGTAAATCTGGTTGCCTTCGCTGTCATCCCCGGCAGTCACGCTCATGCCGTTGACGACGTAAGTGCCGCCAGCCGAGTCTCGGTCATACCTGGCGAGCGCCTGTGTCACGCCATCCAACTGGGGCGGCGGCTCTTTTTGACGAAGAATACCGTTCTCGACAACATACACTTGGCAAAATTCGCCTGTCCGTCCATCGCCTCCAAAGCCCCAGGTCAGCGCCACTTTCAGTCGGGATGCTCCAGCCTCTTCGTAATTTTGACTCAGTAGCGCCGGATCACGCAGTGCCGGATCGGTAAGTTCAGTGACCACGGACTCGGCCAGATAAGCACCAACTGACACAACACTATTTATCGGGATGGTGATGGTTGCTGCACTGATGCTGCGAACCGCGCCGCCCAGGTAGATGTGGCCAGCCTCGCACAGCGTCACGCCAGTCGAGGCATTGACGATGATCTGCGCATCACGGACGACGTTACCGTCTTTGAACAAAGCATCGGCAATGCCGCGCGTGTGGTCCCTGGCAGTTTGCTGAATTTCATTCAATTCGGCTGATTGCAGTACATAGCCTGCGCGAAACAGGTGCTGTGCGTAATTTTTGGCCGGGTCGAACCGGCTGTAATAGCCGTCTGGCATGGTGGGCATTGTGGGAACTCCTAAATTTCAATGACAAATTCAAACGACTGGCGCACCGATGGCGACCGGTCAAACTTGGCGATGCGTTCGATGGCCATCAATATCCCAGGGCTCGCCACTTGGGTTGGCAAGAAATATCGCTGGCCGACCGGCAGGCCATCGACCATTTGAGTGCTGGAAAACACAGCCACTTCGCGGATTGACGCAATCGGAGAGTCAACAAAATCAAAGTTGAAGCGCAGGTAGATGTACCGGGTGGGAATCAATGATTCGGTGAATTCCCCGGTTGGAATGATTAGCTCGCCGCCAGCCTGCGGGGTGCAGTATTTGGTCACGGTCGCAGTGCGCCGACCGATCTCACTGACCAGTGCCGTGGCTGCCGTGGTAACTGCCACCGGAGTCGTGTCCCAGGCTGCATCACCTGACCCCCATGCCAAATGGATCGGCTTTGCCACAATGGCCGCAGCCAACGCCGCGCGCCCAGAATTTGTCAATATCGCCATGAAAATACCTCGCTTGTCGTAACGTCAAAGGTAGCGTCACGACTTGACGGGTGATCGTCAAATGGCAGCATCCCCTGAAAGCATGGCTGTCTCAAGGGTGAATGGTGTCGGGAAAGTGTGCGTCATAACCATGCCTGCAACACAGCGATCATTCCAGGATCGCAGGGTGCTCCCTTTATAGCTGTAGTCGAACCAGTTACCAGTCCACCCCATATCTTCATTCAGAATGGCGATGAATCCATAACTGGCGCACCGACCAAGACTGGACTGCGCAGACGGCACGGCCAGCACAAGAACGGCTCCGTGCGAATCCATGACAATCTCTGAAACCCTGGAAATGGTCACGACCACCTGCTGGTCTGACATGGCGAGCGTGCCAGACAGCGAAGATAGCGGAACAAGTTTTCTGTCAATTCGCCCCCGGCCAAGCACAGAATTGATAGCCCCAAGCGCAAATCCATCTGACAAGTTGATGGATGATTTTGCAACGCTGCGAAAAGGCGCAATGTGCTGCTCGTCGTGCGCGCCGTCGGAATTGCTAATGCCATTCAGGTAAAAAATGACAACCGGGTGATTGATTGCAGAGCGATAACCGTCAAGCACCAACCTGCCAAGAACGTCGGTGTTGATTTTTCCGACAAGGAAGGTGTGGTCAACGAACCGCGAAGCCCACACACCCGTGTCGCCGGTCCTGACTGCAACAATCGGCGGAATGACAAGAACCGGGTGAGACACCACTACGCCAGCCGCCCGCGTCTTATCGATGACGGCCATGACATCTCGCCAGTTGCTGCTGGCTGGTATCCGTGGGCGAATCAGGTGGTAGCCAGCGACAACGCCATCGTGCAGCGCATGCGAGCCTGACAATTGCGAGGCATCCAGACGGAGAATGCTCTGCCACGGTTCGGTGATGACCGTCTGACTGCCGGTGGTGGCAAGAATGGTGCTCTCGATGGCGTACTTGTTGGATTTTTTCCTGAGCGTTTCGGCCACAATCCAGGCCAAATAATCAGAATCGTTTTGCGACGGACGACGAACTACGTTGAAGTAGCCACCCCAGAAGTCAAGCCAGTAGCCGTCTGCCGTGTGCATTCTGGCCTGCAACAGCGCCTGTGGCACGCTGTCTGCTGCAGCTTGCACTTCGGTAGCGTAACTGTCCATCAGTGCCCACAGCACCGACCGATGCCCACGGACAACGTTGGTGAAAACACTTTCAGTACCAGCACCGTCAACCAACACCAGGGCACTCAAACCAGAAAATGCTGATTTAAGGCGAACCCCAACACCCACCTGAGCTAATTGAACCGCTGCCTGCAGAACCGTACCTGATGACAGATCAATGTCGGCCAGCGGTGCGTCAGTTTCTGTGTTGACCACAAGCCGACGGCCAGCGACAGACCAGGTCACACCGTCAGGGTGCGTCAAAGTCATGACTGTTGCCGCATCCGGGTCGCGGTCAAACGCCCCGTACAGGTAGCCGAGTAGCTTGTTACGCATTGGTAATCCAGTTGATCGAGATGGACCCCGGTATCAGCCGCTCAAACTTGCCGCAAACAAGGTTGATGTTCCCGGTCAGATCGCACAGCATCACGCCATTGAGCGACAGCACGCCACTGGTGATGGCCTCGGCGCGCAGTGCAGAACCAGGACCCACTCCAAAGATGGTTCGGCCCACTACGCTGACAATGCCAGCGCGCAGCGCATCCGTCCGCTGTGATGTGTATTGGGTGGCGACGGTCAGCCCAATGGAAACAACGCGCTCCAGCATAGGCAGTGCCGTGACCGACACTCCGGCTGGCCGGTAGCCGCTCACTTTTTGCCCGGTAGTCGGGTCAACATAGCCGTCAATGGTGGATTGGACCTTGGTAAGTAGTGCCTTTGATGGCGTGCCAATCGAACTGCTGACATAAACATTCACGCGCCCAGCGTGCTCGTCAATGCCGATACGGGTCACATATTCCTGCACCACACCATTACTGTCACGCACGGTGGCCGACTCAGCGCTGTAGCGTATCGAGTCAACCGTGCCGCGCGCGACCGATGAAATGAAACTGGCAAACCGGGTTTTTCTCTCAATTTCGCTTTCTGCATCCACCCCGGTGGTAAACGGCTGGTTTGTGCAGGCGTAGCCAAACGGGAATAGCGACAGCCCGTCGCCCGCCGTTAGTTCGTTGGCCTGGATGTTGCCGATGGTCCTAGCCGTTGTGCAAGCGACCGCAATGCTGGCCTGGGTGGCCCCGACAGGCCGGGTGACAGCCGCAATGGAGCGAAACGATAGCGACTTACCTGGAACGTCGAATGTCGCGCCTTTCGGGATTGTCAGAGATTCGATCAACGCCGGGAATGTCACAACCAGTATGCCGCCAGCCGGTAGTGCATCCACGATGCCAAATCCGAATGATTGGTAAATGGCAACTGGTATCGCATCCTGCAAGCCGAGGAACATTTGGAGATAGAGCTCTTCGATCTCGATTGCAGGCGACTCCATCAGCGTGCGCGCCACTGCGCCGACCGAGAAGTCGGTGATTTTTGTCTGCGATGCGCGCGAGACATTGATCATCGATGCCACGATGGACGCAAAGTTTTTCAACTGGAAACTCATGCCGGTACCTCTCTAAATTTCAAGTTGCAGTTTTAGCACCGTTCCACCATCGGCCAGCGCCGTGATCGATATCAGCACAGCATCGCCGGATGCTGTGGCCGTGCCGTCCGATACGCCTTTGACGCGCGGGTCAGCCAGTAAAGTCTCTTCGCAAAAGCGCAGCATGAGCAGATGGATGTTGCCGTTTTGCTTGCGCCCTTTGAGCTGCCCGGCAGCATTGCCGTAGCGCGGGTGAAATTGCAGGCATCCGATCTCGTTTCTCAGGCGCAGTTCCAGCGCCTGCTTGAGATTTGGTATGCCGCTGGCCAGCGCCAGATCACCCGTGGTGTCAGCCGTCAGAAGCCCGTCGGTCAGACCAAGATCAATGCCAAAAGCCTGTATCGGAGTTACCCCAGACAAAGTGTTGGTGATGGGTGCCGGGATTTTTATCGGCTCGCCATACAGCAATACCTGCCCAGCAATGATGCCTGGGTGCAGCGGGTCACCTGCGAGATAGGGTGGCCGCAGCCCATTGAGTATGGCGATTTCAGGCCAGCGCCCGGCACTCTGCAATTCCCTGAATGCGAGCTTTTGCAGTGTGTCGTTGTGGTGTGTGGCGACGGCTCGCCAATTTGCTGCGGTTCTCATTAAATTAAATAAATTATGAAGAAAAGTCAAATAGCGTTGTTGTAAATCCAGCCTTCATATATCCGTTAGAATCTTTTGCGTAAATAGTTATTACACCGTCATCGACGGAGTTAATTGGCGTATCAAATTCAAAATTAAACTTAAAATTTTCAATAGATACATCAACCGATGCAAACTCTATTTCGTGAGTATTTTTGTTAGAATCTTTGTATGAACAACAACATATTAAAGTTTCTGTTATTTGGTTTTTAACCGTAAGGGTACATTTCGTTGTTCCTCCAATTGTTGGGTAACCAACACCGAGCATGGTATAAATTGGCGATACATTAGGCTCTGGCGTCGGCTCTGTTATTGTGCCTGGGTCTTGGTCGGGTACTGGTGTATTGTACTCCCAATAACGAAATCTAACGCCTGGATTGCTTGGTAATCCATTATAGTTAGTTTTAACAACTACATCTACATACCCGGTTTCAAGAGCAGAAGGAGAAAAACATTCAAGCTGAGTTTGAGAAATTCTAGATGGAATAATTATAGATTCCCACTCTCCAAAAAGTACGGTTTTAACATTAATAAGATTAGTACCTGTAATAGTTACTAATGTTCCACCAATTATTCTACCGTCACTCGGGATTATTGAAGTAACCGTCGGCTCTGACGTTGGTGATGGCGTTGGCGTTGGCGCAGGTGTCGGTGTAGGTAAAGAATACGAAAACAGGGTATTGGCAACATTGGTGCCACCCGGAGTTGTGACGAGCACGCTAGATGACCCAGCCACTCCTGCCGGTACGATGCATGTAATCGAGGTTGGTGAAACCACCAGCACAGATGTACAAGCCACGCCACCCACAGTCACGCCAGTAACTCCCGTCAAATTCGCGCCGGTAATGGTCACAGCGGTTCCGCCTGCCGTGCTGCCGATGGTCGGGCTGATTGACGTGACAATCGGTATTGGCAAAACGTAAACGAATAACGAATTTGCATCATTTGCGCCGTTTACCGTGGTCACCACAACGCTGGCGTTACCCGCCACGCCAGCAGGTACGATGCAAGTCAACGAGGTTGCAGTGTTTGAACTCAGGCCAGTACAGGCAACACCACCAACGGTCACGCCAGTCGCACCAGCCAAGTGCCGGCCAACAATCCGCAGGGTTGTGCCACCGCTGATCATTCCCGCGTTTGGCCTGATGTAGCTGATGGTCGGTTTTGGCGTTGCAGGAACCGGAATCACAAAACCGGGAACCGTAATGCCAGCACTAACGCTGTCGAGCAAACCGGTGAGTGTTGCCTGATCAATCGGCTGTGTCGGGTCCAGCGCGTTGATGGCGTTGATGGCTGACACTGCACCAGGGGTCGTGGTGATTGGGCCAGCGGTGATCGGAGTGACAAACGGGTTGGACCCGTCGGATGGCGTGCTGCCGCCTGCCGTGCTAGAGCAGTTTGATGCACCATATGGCAACAGTGGTGCCGTGGCGTTTCCAATGGCATTCGCAAAGCCATTGCTCAACAGACAACCTAAATTCGAGTATTCCCGTTTTACCTGCATGAGCGCGGCCATTGCATCGTTCGGCAGGCCAGCCACCGCTCCAACTGCGTCAAATACCTTTGTTGCCGTTCCAGCCAGTTCTCTGGCCACATCGACTGCAGCCTGTTCGGCCTCCGTCAGCACCCGGCCTGCGGCTTTGGCCGTTGCAATGATGCCAGCCGCAGTCTCCATGACTGGCCAAAACGTACTCTTGACGGTACCAAGTGCGGACTGGCCAAGCGTGCCGATCTTGCTCGATAGACCATCGAGAAGCCCGATCAAGCCACCGCCACTTGCGGCACTGGATACCGCAGTCACCACGCTGCTTGCTCTGGCAACCATGCGACTCGCCGCATCAGAACCGAAAAGATCACCAATGGAACCCGACATCGATGTGAAAGATGATTCAATTTTGCTGCTGGTGTTTATTTTCTCCATCAATTCGGGGTAGCGGTTCTCGGCATTTTCTGCAATGACCTGAAGCGTGATGTTGTAGAGCAGCAGCAGCGGCTGGAGCTTGTTGCGCCGCAGAACGAACTGAGTCGGCACCACGTCGGCGACATATTTGTTGTTGAGAGCATCGATGAAAATGAGCCGAACCTTGTTGGGATCGTCGCCGTTGTCGATGCACTCCTGGCGCGCGTCATGCCAAGCATGAATGAAGTTGTCGCGCAGAATCGTGAATTGTCGGCCTCCTTCAGGTCGCGCACCTTGCCCCCAGCCGGTGTTACCGGAAATGGTCAGGGTGGTCAAGCCACGACCAAAGGAATCAACAAAAGCACCGTCAAGCGTTTGAGTCACCGCTGTGCGCGATGGCTCGGTGCGGGTCAGTTCCTCCGGGTTGATTGGCAACGTCATGTGGTCATAGTTGCCAAACCCGTCACACAGGACAAACGATATTTGAAGGAATGATTGGTTGATGACGGGCATGGCGACACCGTAGCGTCACGACCCGGTTTTGTTTGCCGCCTTGCGCTGTGCCTGGCTGGCTTTGATCGCCGCCATGAATTTGTCGTACTTGGCCGGGTCAATGCCGGTGAAGGGGAGCCACCTACCACGGCAGTGGGGATGTTGGGCACCCGCCGCGACCCACCACATCTCGTCTGGCTCGCGGTCGTACAGCCGTCCATCAACCCGTTTTTTGGGTGCCGATGACCGCCCGATGTTGGTCTTGCCAGCCCATATCTCGGTTTCGCCGTCCTTATTTTCCTTGGCTGGGTCCACCACCGTCATGATGCGCCCGTTAATTTTGTGGCACCAGGCACAGACCCCCTTGTATTGCTCAAGCCGTTTCATTTTGTCGCCCGGCTTACTGGCGGCCACCGCGCCCTGCGCCGCGTTCTCTGACACCTCGGTGATGGCGATACGCCGCCAGTCGCGGTTTGCCGTGGCGTACTTGTCGAACAGCTTTGTCTCCAAGTTTTCGATCTTGCCGCCCAGCAGCACTGCCTGCTGGTGCTGCAGCACGATGGTGCTGATGTCGGACTTCATTTTGTCGCCCATATCGACAATGGCCTGAGCGCAGCGCACGCGGGCAAAGCTGACCAGTGCTTCGGTGTACTGCGCAACCGGCAAGCCCATCTGAACCGCTCCAGGGATGGTGGCCGGGATGAGTGCAGCGATACCAGCAGCCACCGCCGCAATGGGCGGGTTTGCCGCCAGCCCGGCCTCAATTTGCCCAAGCAGTGTGGACTTGACCGATACCCAGCTTGCCATGCTGTCTGCCCACTTGGGCGACCAATACGACTGCAGAAGCCACTCAACCAGCATCGACCAGTCCTCGGGAAGCCACAGGTAGCGCGGTTTGGCGTGAAAGTAGGCACTCCAAGCATCAAGCTCGACCTGCGTCCAGTGGACCGGCGCATCCGGTATCAGCGGGATTTGCGCATCCTTGACGTGTGGCGCGCCGTGCGATGCCAGCCACCATGACAGGGCATCTTTGAACGACTGGATGTGCGCCTGCCCGGTGTGGGTAAACGCCTCGACCAGGTCAGCCAGATAGGGTGAGTCGAACGGCAGCCAGATGTCGTGTTCGTGACTTGGTTTGATGGCTTTGCCGAGGTAGATGCCTTCTTCGATGGTCATAAATCAATGCTTATATTATCTATAAACTAGCCATGTTTCATACTGAGCCAACCTCTCTCTACCATTATGTGCAATATATGCAATATATACAATAATATGCGTATTAATCATTGATACAGTTGGTGAAGGAAATACAATATCAACCTCTAAAGGTATATCACCTATTGATGAAGTCACTAAACATACAAGGACTTCATCTGAAACTGAACCGTCTGGTTTAACATATACATAAAAACAACCTAGATTTTCTGTTATTGGGTTTTGAATAGAAAGGTGGCAGCTTATGTTCCCTCCAGCTATTGCTTTACCAACACCGATTAACGTATAAACAGGATTAATTTATACTGGATTAAACCTAGTCAATATAGCTGAATTATAGGTTTTATTTAATGCATTTATCGAAACTATCAACTTAATTACATCTGGCATGTTTTGATCTGCAAAAAATCCTGGCGAAGTTGAAAATACTATAGTTCCAGACGAATTAAAAGTTCCGCTTGTTGCCGACTGAACAACATTTCCTCTAATATTGTCAAATAAAGAATAAGTAGCGTTTTCACCAGGCAACCCTCCTGTTATTGTGATTGTTGTTATGGATGAATGGTCAAAACTTGTTGGTATTACATTTATTGTAATATTTCCCCATTCTGTTATTTGAACTTGTGTCGTCTCATTATCTGGCGTTGGTGACGGCGTTGGAGTTGG